CACTCATGGCCCGTCGGCACCCCAGTGACCGATGAGCGTATTTTGGATGTCTTTCACAAAGACTGTGACATTGCATACAAGGATGCCTGTGCTCTTGTCTTAAACTTTGCGGGACAGGCTCCAGATGCCCAAAGGGTGCTTGTGAATATGGCATTCAACCTTGGACGAAATCGTTTGGGCAAGTTTAAAAATATGCTACGTTACGTCAACGAAGGTAACTACCTAATGGCCGCTAATGAGATGATTGACTCCAAGTGGTACACTCAGGTAGGACGCCGTAGCAAAGAGCTTGTCGACATCATGAAGGACGCTAAGGATACGACACCACGAGGTGATGTTTGAGTACAGAGCTCAACGTCGAACTTCTGCCGTGGCAACAGGATGTCTTTGGCGACAAGACTCGTTTCAAGGTTGTTGCCGCAGGACGTCGTACTGGTAAGTCACGACTAGCCGCTTGGCTCCTAATCATTAATGCTCTACAGGCTGAACGTGGTCATGTCTTTTACGTGGCACCAACACAGGGCCAAGCAAGAGACATCATGTGGAACACTTTGATGGAACTGGGTGCTCCAGTCATCACAGGTAGTCACATTAACAACTTAACAATTAAGTTAGTCAACGGTGCTACCATATCCCTTAAGGGTGCTGATAGACCGGAGACCATGCGTGGTGTATCCCTTAAGTTCCTCGTTATGGACGAATATGCGGATATGAAGCCGTCGGTATGGGAAACCATCCTGAGGCCTGCCCTAGCTGACCAAAAGGGCGATGCAATGTTCATTGGAACACCAATGGGCCGTAACCACTTTTATGAGTTGTTCAAGTATGCGGAGATGTCAGGCGATGAGACTTATAAGGCGTGGCATTTTACATCTTATGACAACCCACTACTTGACCCAAACGAAATTGATGTTGCTAAGAAATCAATGTCAAGCTACGCATTCCGACAGGAGTTCATGGCAAGCTTTGAAGCACTTGGTTCCGAAATATTTAAAGAGGACTGGGTACAGTTTTCAACTGAAGAGCCTGAGTTTGGGGACTATTATATTGCAGTCGACCTTGCGGGTTTTGCTAATGTTGAAAGTGCAACTAAGTCCAAGAACAGCAAACTCGACCAAACGGCGATTGCGATAGTCAAAGCGAATGAGGACGGATGGTGGGTAGCGGACATTGTACATGGAAGATGGGACATCAAAAAAACCGCAAGGAAAATTTTCGAGGCTGTGAATGCTTATCAACCAGTAGCGGTTGGCATAGAAAAAGGAGCCCTAAAGAATGCGGTACTGCCTTACCTTACCGACTTAATGAAGTCAAAGCAACGATTCTTCAGGGTTGAAGAACTCACACACGGAAACAAAAAGAAAACTGACCGTGTTGTCTGGGCCCTACAAGGACGCTTTGAGCATGGACAGATTACACTGAACGAAGGCGATTGGAACCCTCCGTTTCTTGACGAACTCTTTCAGTTCCCTAATGCACTTGTGCATGATGATTTGGTTGATGCATTGGCATACATCGACCAACTAGCAAAAGTCTCGTACTATTATGACTACGAAGAAGACGACTTTGAAATCTTAGACCCTGTGGCAGGATACTAAAATGGAATATGAAAACCGCTCTATTGACCCAACCTCCCTTGAGTCTTGGGTAATTAACAAATGCGATCAGTGGCGTGACCACTACGAAGCTAACTACAAAGAAAGATTTGACGAATACTACCGTCTTTGGAGAGGTCAATGGGCCGCTGAGGACTCTATGCGTCAATCAGAACGGTCTCGTATTATCTCCCCCGCCCTTCAGCAGGCTGTAGAGTCTTCAGTCGCTGAGGTAGAAGAAGCTACCTTTGGTCGTGGCAAGTGGTTTGACATTGCTGATGATGTCCTCGATCAAGACAACGCGGACATCTTACTCTTACGGAATAACTTAGACGAAGACTTTAAGTTTGTAGCGGCTCGTAAAGCCATTGCAGAGTGTTTGCTTAATGCCGCTGTCTTTGGCACAGGTGTGGCTGAGATTGTCGCTGATGAAGAGCTTCAATTGATTCCGGCTACCCAACCTATCATGGAAGGTGATATGTCTGCTGTGGGCGTTTTAGAGCGCAACAGGACGGTGTTTAAGGTACGCCCTGTCATGCCTCAGAACTTCTTGATTGATCCTGTGGCTACAGGAATTAAAGAAGCTCTAGGTGTTGCGATTGACGAGTACGTACCAATCCATCAAGTACACCTTGCACAAGAAGCAGGAATCTACCGTGACGTACCTGTTGAAGAGGCCGCTATTGATATTGACCTTGAACCAGATCAAGACTTAACTCAATACACTGATGATAAAGTACGGTTGACAAAGTATTACGGAAAAGTTCCTCGTGATCTTTTTGTTACTGATGCAGACGAAGGTGAGCAACCTGAAGACAAGTCAGAGTATGTCGAAGCAATTATTGTCATTGCTAATGGCGGTGTTCTTCTCAAAGCAGAACAGAATCCATACATGATGCAAGACCGCCCGGTTGTTGCTTTCCCTTGGGATGTTGTCCCATCACGGTTCTGGGGCCGTGGTATTTGTGAAAAAGGATACAATGCACAAAAAGCCCTTGATACCGAACTCAGAGCCCGTATTGACGCACTTGCGCTTACTGTACACCCTATGCTTGCTGTTGATGCTTCACGCCTTCCTCGCGGAAGCAAGTTGGAAGTACGACCCGGCAAGGCCATCCTTACGAACGGTAATCCCTCAGAGATCTTACAGCCGTTTAGATTTGGCAATCTGGACGCTACCTCCTTTAATCAATCTGCCGGACTACAACAAATGGTTCAGATGGCAACAGGTGCTATTGATGCGGCAGGAATCCCCGGCTCAATCAATGGCGACAGCACTGCCGCAGGCATCTCAATGTCACTTGGGGCAATCATCAAGCGTCACAAGCGTACATTAATTAACTTCCAAGAAGCATTCTTGATTCCTTTGGTTGAAAAGACCGCTTATCGTTATATGCAGTTTGACCCTGAGCGTTACCCTGCAAAAGACTTTAAGTTTGTTGCTTCTAGCTCTCTTGGTATTATTGCTCGTGAGTATGAGGTGACACAACTTGTACAACTCTTACAAACAATGGGTCAAGAGTCGCCTATGTACCCAATGCTAATTCAAGCAATTGTAGACAACATGAACTTAAGCAACCGTGAGGAAATCATTGCACAGCTACAGCAGGCAATGCAACCGAACGAAGAACAGAAGCAATTGCAAATGCAAGCTATGCAGATGGAAATGGCACAAAAGCAAGCAACTATTGAAAACATTCAAGCACAGACCGCTGAAGTTATGTCAAGAGCACAGCAGAATGTGGTTGAAACTGAATTACTCCCTGTAGATAGTGAAACTAAACGCTACTCAGCAGTAATGAAAGGTATGGGTACTGACCCTACCGAACAAGAGTTCAATCAACGGGCTAAGATTGCTGAACTAGCACTCAAGCAACGTGAGATTGAAACTAAAGAAGATATCGTAGAAATGCAAACAAGGAATACCAATGGTAACGAAGCAAGAAGTGGATAACATTCTTAAGCAAGTGAATGCCATTCTTCAACAGTACAATGAACGTATTACTGCACTGGAAGAATCCAATAAAAAACCAAGTACCACAAAAACTACAGCTAGTCAAGCAAAATCTTCTTGACATTTAGTTGACATTGTGGTATAATTATGGTATGTATTTAGACAGGAGAAACTCTATTGAGTCCTGAAGAAGAAGTCTACTATGAAAATTATTTAACGCTTTTCCTACAGCCCGGTTGGAAACAGTTTGTAGTTGAAGCAGAAGAGTTGTTAAATTCTTATCAAATTGAAGACATCAAAAACAATGAAGATTTATTCTTTGTCAAAGGTCAACGCAATAGTTTGTTAAACATTGTACGGTTTGAGACAGGAATAAAAAATGCATTTGACATGGGGTCTAACGATGATTAGGCGTTATGATTTCAAATGTAACTCTTGCCAACACGTTGAAGAGCAATGGGTAGATGCCGATGATCGGTACGCTTCTTGCCCTGAGTGTGGCGATACCGCACAGCGGGTAATCTCCGTAATCCGAACACATTTCAAAGGCACAGGTTGGCCTGATGCTGATGACAGGTGGGCTAAGGATCACGAGAGAGCCGCTAGAAAATAATCACTTCCATAATGCTATTGTAGCACGGAGTTTAAAATATGGCACAATTAATTGATCCGAAACCCGAAGATCAACAAGAAGAGTTCGCCGCTTTAGGTGAAGAAGAGCAAGTCATCGAGGACGCTGTAGAGCCAACCCCTGAGGACACTCAAGAACCTGAAGTAGAAGACGATGGCATACCCGACAAGTATCAGGGCAAAGATATCAAAGATATCGTCCAGATGCATCAAGAAGCTGAAAAGCTTTTAGGACGCCAAAGTTCTGAAGTAGGTGAACTACGTCGAATTGTTGATGATTTCGTTAAGTCTCAGATTCAAGCCACTAGCCCACAAGAAGAAGACGAAGATCTCGACTTTTTCAATGAACCTGACAAAGCTATCGCTAAAGCTATTGAGAATCATCCGACCATTAAGGCGGCTCAAGAAACATCAATGGCAATGCGGCAACAACAGATTCTGTCTCAGCTTCAGAACACGCATCCTGACTTTATTGATATTGTACAGGATACAAGTTTTCAAGAGTGGACAAATGGATCTAAAGTACGCAAAGAACTTTATGAACGGGCTGATAAGCAATTTGACTTTGAAGCCGCTAATGAACTCCTATCGCTCTGGAAAGAACGTAAAGGTATGGTAGCAGAGACTGCCAAAGTTCAACAAGAAGATCGTAAGCGTCAACTTAAGGCCGCATCTACTGGTAGCACATCAGGATCAACGGAAGCACCAAGTCGCAAAATCTATCGTCGTGCTGATATTATTAAACTTATGCAATCTGACCCAAAGCGTTACACGCAATTACAGCCTGAAATTATGGCGGCGTATGCTGAGGGTCGTGTCAAATAGTGTTAAGGAGAAATTAACATGGCACTTGGTACTAACCACGTCACCAATACAACGGCGGCGAAATTTATTCCAGAAATCTGGAGTGACGAAATTGTAGCGGCATACGAGAAAAATCTCGTTCTTGCTAATCTTGTAAACCGTATGCCAATGGCAGGCAAAAAAGGTGATACTATCCATATCCCTAAGCCTCAACGTGGGTCAGCAACTGCTAAAACGGCTGAAACGCAGGTAACATTGATTGCGGCAACTGAATCAGAAGTACAAGTAGCAATTAATAAGCATTACGAGTACTCTCGTTTGATCGAAGACATCACTGACGTACAGGCTTTAAGCTCACTCCGTCAGTTCTACACTTCTGATGCAGGTTATGCCCTTGCAACTCAAGTAGATACCGACTTGTTTGACTTGACTTTAGAGTTAAGCAACTCAGACGGTGACGGGTCAACTGCGGCTGACTCATGGTATCAGGTAGGATCAGGTGGTGCGCTTGAAGACTACGTTGATAACGCAGACGCTAAAGTAGACATTGCCGGTACTGGTGTGTTTGACGTATTGTTCCGCAATATGATTCAAGAACTGGACGACAATGACGTTCCAATGGATCAACGTGCATTGGTGGTTCCACCTTCTGTTCGTAACGTAATGCTTGGAATTGACCGTTACAACTCTTCTGACTACACTAGCCAGAATGGTGTGCAGAATGGCCTTATTGGGAACTTGTACGGCGTAGATGTATACGTGTCTACAAACTGCAAGGCCCATGACGGAACTAACAAAGACGGTACAGTAATGCTCCTTCTCCAAAAGGATGCGTTTGTATTTGCAGAGCAAATGGGTGTTCGCACTCAGACTCAGTACAAGCAAGAGTACCTTGGTGATCTGTTCACAGCAGACACACTTTATGGCGTTAAGGCATTACGCCCTGAAAACGCAATCGCTGTTCTTATCTAACAGCAATCTGGGGAGTCTATTCAGGCTCCCCTTCTTATTTTTAACTGGAGATGTAAATGGCTATCTTTCGTGGTATTGGCGGTGCAGGTGATTCAACAACTGACGCTACAGTTACTGAGGTAACACAAAAAGCAGTCGATGCCGCCGCTTCAGCTACATCAGCCCAATCTTCAGCTACTGCCGCCGAAGCGTCAGCTACGTCATCTGCTCAGTACGCAGGACAAGCCTTTGGACAAGCGCAAATTGCCGAAAATGCTCGAACCAATGCGGAAGGTTTTGCAAACGATGCTTTGGCTTATAGAAATCAAGCTGAAGATTTAAAGGTTGAAGCAGGTTTATCAGCACTTAGCGCATCGCTTGCTTTTGATTCTTTTGATGATCGTTACCTAGGAGCTAAAAGTTCTTCACCTACAGTAGACAATGATGGCAATGCGTTATTAGACGGTGCTTTGTATTTTGATACAACTGATAGCGTGTTTTATGGGTGGAACGGTACGATTTGGATTCCATTAGGTGCAGAATTATCGCTAGATGCAAGCCCACAACTTAGTGCAGATTTAGATCTTAATACCCACGATATTACTGGAACTGGTAACATTAATATTACCGGAACAGTCAATGGGCGTAATCTTACTACCGATGGTTCTAAACTAGACGGTATTGAAGCTAACGCTACTGCCGATCAAACTGCGGCAGAAATAAGAGCTTTAGTTGAATCTGCTTCAGACTCAAATGTATTTACTGATGTAGACCACAGCAAATTAGACGGTATTGAAGCTAACGCTACGGCTGACCAAACTGACTCAGAAATTAAAACTGCTTACGAAAACAATGCAGACACTAATGCATTTACGGATGCTGAACAAAGTAAGTTATCAGGTATTGAGTCAGGAGCAACTGCTGATCAAACAGCATCTGAAATAAAAACAGCTTATGAGTCTAATTCCGACACTAATGTTTTTACTGACGCTGAACAAACTAAACTTTCTAATATTGAAGCTAATGCTACTGCAGACCAAACTGCATCCGAAATTAAAACTGCATACGAAAGCAATTCTGACACTAATGTTTTTACTGACGCTGAAAAAACTAAGTTATCTAATATAGAAAATAATGCGGATGTTACTGACGCAACTAATGTGACAGCCGCAGGAGCCTTAATGGACTCTGAGGTAACTAATCTCGATCAAGTTAAAGCATTTAGTTCTTCCGACTATGCCACAGCCGCACAAGGTACAACAGCAGATAATGCTTTACCTAAAGCGGGCGGAACCATGACAGGAGCAATTACCCTTAGTGGTGCTCCAACACAAAATAACCATGCAGTTACTAAAACATATGTTGATAGTTTAATTGCCGCAGGAATCCACTATCATGATCCAGTTCGTGTAGAAGTTCCTGATGACGTAGGTAGTCTTAATGCTACTTATGATAATGGCACAAACGGTGTCGGTGCAACCTTAACAAACGCAGGTACTCAAGAAGCTCTGGTTATTGACGGTGTTACTCTTGTAACTAGTGATCGTGTTCTTATTTATAATCAATCTAATACGTTTGAAAATGGTATTTATACGGTAACAAACGTAGGCTCTGCGTCTACTAATTGGGTTCTTACTCGCGCTACAGATGCTGATAGTTATGGTGTTGATAACAACAGTCTTAGTGAAGGCACATCTGTGTTTGTTACAGAAGGTGATAGTGGTTCCGGTGAAGTGTACGCTTGCACAACAACTGGTACAATTACTTTTGGCGCAACTGCAATTAATTTTAGTCAAATTGGTAAGTCTGCTGTATTAACTGGTGGTACAGGTATTACTGTTGACGGTAATGAAATTAATGTTACTAACAATAGTATTGGAGCTACTCAATTAAATGTTTCTGGCAATGGTGCAACATCACAGTTTCTTAGATCTGATGGCGATGGTACATTTACTTGGGCTACACCAACAGACACCAACACTACTTACTCAGCAGGAAGTGGATTAAGTCTTGCGGGTACAACTTTTGCTAACACTGCTCCAGACCAAACGGTTAGCCTAACAGGCTCTGGTGCAACTACTGTAACGGGTACATATCCTAATTTCACAATATCTAGTACAGACACTAATACTACTTATAGTGTAGGTGATGGTGGGCTAACTCAAGTTAACTTTACTACTGAACGTAGGGATAAGCTAAATGCTATAGAAACCGGAGCAACTGCTGATCAGACCGCAGGCGAAATTAAGACTGCCTACGAATCAAATACAAACACCAACGCATTCACTGACTCTGAAAAGTCTAAACTTTCTAATATTGAAGCTAATGCAGACGTAACTGACACGGCTAACGTAACAGCCGCAGGAGCCTTGATGGATTCTGAGGTGACTAACCTAGCACAGGTTAAAGCCTTTGACTCTTCTGACTACGCTACAGCCGCACAAGGGGCTACAGCAGACTCTGCACTACAGAATATTTCTGAGGACACCACACCGCAACTAGGCGGCAACCTTGATACTAACGGCTATGAAATATCCTTTGACGACGACAAGTATTTAAAATTCGGCGCTAGCAATGATATTACTATTGGTCATCTTAGTACCTATAACGCAAATACTATTGATGCCGCAGGCACTCTAGTTCTATCAAGTGACTCCAACATATTATTTAAAAAAGGTAGTTTGTTTGGTGAAGCTCTTGCACAGATGGCATCAGATGGTGTGGTTAAACTTTATTACGATGGTAGTGCAAGATTTGACACTACTTCTACAGGCATTAAAACTTACGGGAATATTGATGTTAATGGAGCCTATACGTTACCGACATCAGACGGTACAAATGGGCAAGTCCTTACAACAGATGGCTCTGGTGCTGTTACGTTTCAAGATGCATCAGGCGGCGGAAGTTCGCTTACGATTAAGGACGAGGGAACGGCACTATCTACTGCCGCTACAACTATCAACTTCACAGGGTCTGGGGTAACAGCCACCGGCACTGGCGCAGAAAAAACGGTCAACATCCCATCCGTAGCCAAGTACACAGAGTTTGATCTAGCTCCCGGAGCCACCTCAGTCACGCTTAGTTTAAGCGGAGATTCTGATGTACAAAAAGTGGAGTTTCGATTAGCCGCAAAAACTACTAGTTCTGGGCCAAACAACGTCACATTCACAGTAAAGACATCTGGCGGCACTAACCATCGATGGGATATACAGGGTATGAAGATGTACAATTATACCGATACCATGACGGGTCTTCATGTTGATGGAACCACAGACCTTTATTCTTTCTTACCCTATTATAACGATTTCAGCGCCCCTACTGTTTTTACTTTTTATAAATCAGAGGGAGACCGATGGACTTGCGAGGCCACTATAGCGGCGGGTAATGGAACTACCGGCAATAGCTTTCTACTACATTGCCGAACGGATTCTGGGTATTCTTACAGCGATATAGGGTCATTTGTTATTACTACTGGTAGCTCATACAATTGGACTACTTTTGACGGCACAATTGTGGAGTACTTTAAATGAGCAAGAATTTTATCTGGTCACCAGACAATCCCGAAGGGACGCTTGTTGATATTACTGCTGACGAACAAGCCGAGATTGATGCAATGGTTGCCGCAAAGCCTCCCGCTACTCCAGAGTGGGAGTTAGGCCGCAAAGCGAATTACCCAAGTATTGGGGATCAATTGGATGCGTTATTTCATGCGGGAGTTTTTCCTGCTGACATGGCGTCAAAGATACAATCTGTAAAAGATAAATTTCCGAAGGATGCAGAGTGAAAGAGATGGCAACAGAAAGCACTAAAACTTTAGTAGATGGTTTAAGTGTAGTCACAGTCGTAGGCACTCTAGGTGATCTGTTGCCCCCTATGGCGGCTCTTTTCACAATCATATGGACAGCCATTCGCATCTACGAAACTAAGACAGTACAGAGGCTTCTAGGAAGGAAACCTCCTGATGCTCTTTGAGGCTATTGCCGCAGTTAAGATAGCGAATGAGGCTATCGGTGCTATCAAGGAGTTTGCAGGTCATATCAACTCTGTTGGTGAGATGGGGCCACAACTAACCAAGCTCGCAGATGCTAAGGAAGTCATTGAGACTAAAGCCAAGAATGGCGATATGGAAGCCTTCTTTGAACTTGAGAAGATTAAGAATCAAGAAGCAGAAATCAAGCGTATGTTTATATACAGCGGTCGTCCGGGACTATGGGAGGATTACCAAAGATTCATCACTAACCGGAAGCAACTGAAAGAAAATGAACGCAAACGTATCGCACAGGCCAAGGCACGTAAAAAGAGAATCATTAAAGAATGGACTATTGGCATTGCTTTGTCCGTTGCCATTCTTTCTGCTGTTGGGATTTGCGCTTACTTCTTATATTGGCTCATAACCACAAAAGGGAGCTAATCGTAATGTGGCTACTATTCGCAATACTAATTCAA